CTTCGTGAGATCGACAAAGAGATCCGCGCGCTTGATGCCAGGGCTGAGCATGAAGCCGAGTCGGCGCGCGCCAGCTATGTCGACGACACTTACGACGCCTCGGCTATCTGAGGTTGCGCGGCACCTAGTCATCCCTGAGGGGATCGTGACGTCGGTGTTCCCGCGTGTTCAACGCCGATTGAATGATGTCGACTTCTACTTCGATCCATGGCAACAGGGTTTCGGGTCGGCGGCTCTTGGTTGTCGTGCCGATGGTAGGTATGCGGCGACGGTCGGCGGGGTGTCTGCGTCGATTCCTCGGCAGGTCGGCAAGACGTACACGGTCGGCGGCATCAAGGTGGGTTTGTGCCTCGAGTATCCGGGGTTGCGGTGTGTGTGGACGTCGCACCATAACCGGACGACGACGAACACGTTCCGCGCGATGCAGGGGCTGGTTCTTCGGAAGAAGATCGCCCCGTTTCTGGCGCCGAACGGTATTCGGACGGCGAATGGTGAGCAGGAGATCCGGTTTGGTAACGGGTCGATCATCATGTTCGGTGCCCGGGAGCAGGGTTTTGGCCGCGGCATGGACGGTATCGACATTGAGGTCTTCGATGAGGCGCAGATCCTGACGATTAAGGCGCTTGAGGATATGGTGCCGGCGACGAATCAGGCGAAGCATCCTCATGGGGCGTTGCTGTTCTTTCTGGGAACGCCGCCACGGCCAACGGATCCAGGTGAGGCGTTCACCGCGAAACGTGAACGTGCTATCTCCGGTAAGTCCACGGATCAGATGTATGTGGAGTTGGGTGCCGACCCGGACGCTGATTCGGATGATCAGTCGGTGTGGCCGGTGATGAATCCCAGTTTTCCGTTGCGGACTCCGTTGGAGTCGATGCTGCGGATGCGTGAAAACATCCCAGACGATGAGTCGTGGCGCCGTGAGGCCATGGGTATTTGGCCGGCAGTGTCGCGGCACGTCGCTGTGGTGGCGCCGGGGCTGTGGCGGGATTTGCGTTCGGATGGGCCGCCAAAGGATTTGGCCCCGACCGCTATCGGGGTGGACATGTCCCACGGACGTGACATTTCCGTTGCGGGTTGCTGGCTACGCGACGGGTTCCCCACCCATGTCGAAGAGTTGTGGTCGGGTTCGGACACGGTGGCGGCGTTGGCGTGGATCGCCGCCGCGGCGGATAGGTCCATCGAGGTTGTGATTGACGACATTTCCCCTGCGGCGCAGTTCGTGCCCGAGTTGCGGGCCCGGAAGGTGAAAGTGCGGAAATCTCAGGCGCGGGACATGTCGAAGGGCTGCCTGCTGTTTGAGTCGAAGGCCCACGCAATGGAATTGAGCCACGCGGGGCAGGAATCCATCACAACAGCGCTGATGGGTGCCCGTAAACGTGAAATCGGTGACGCTGGCGGCTGGGGTTGGGACCGCAAAGACTCAACTGTAGCTATTTATCCGCTCGTGGCGGCCACGTTGGCGCTACTGGGCGCCACGTACAACGGCGAACGAACCGGCGAAGCGTTCTTCCTATGACAGAGAGGGGTCCTGCGTGAACCGTGCTCAGGCCATCTCTGCAGTGCGGGACATGCTGGCTGGGCCGCGGGCTTTCGAGGCTGAGCGGTTGGACGCGTTGGCTACGGCGGTGAAGCCGTGGACCGACACGTACGCGTTGTCGCAGCTTGAGATCCGCGGTATCAGCGGTGGGACTGCGGACGGTTCGCCGTGGGCGGCGGTGGCGGGTTTGGCGCGTAAGTCGCAAACCAACTTCCTTCCGTTGGTGCTGGACATCTTTTCTCAGTCATTGAAGGTCGACAACTACCTGTCCGGGGACCAAACCCCTGGGGCGTGGGAGTGGTGGCAGCGCAACAAGATGGATGCGCGGCAGACGGGAATCAATAGGACCGCCCTGCATTACGGGGTGTCTTATACGACGGTGCTACCGGCGATGAACCCGCAAATCGAGGACCGGGCAGCCTATATTCGCGGGGTTTCGCCGCGGCAGATGACGGCCCTGTACGGGGAGCGGCTGGAATGGGACCCCCGTGTCGACGCGCCCGTGGATGACGACTGGCCGATGATGGCGTTGGAGATGAACGGGTCCATGATCCGTTTCTACGATGAAGAGCGGGTCCACTTCATCGGCGTCAAGAGTCTGCCGCAGTCCGCTTTAGGTTGGCGCGACTTCACATTCCGGCAGGTGTCGAACTTCGATTACATCGAATCCCGCGCCCACGGAGTTGGGGTGTGCCCGATCGTCAGGTTTGAGGACCGCAACCTGCTTGACGGGGAGCAGGAACTGCGCGGCGTTGTTGAACCTTTGCTGTCGGTGCAGAAACGTATCGATGAGACCACCTTCGAAATGATGGTGGCCCAATACTATTCGGCGTTTGTTCAACGCTATGTGATGGGTTGGATACCGCAAAGTCAAGCTGAGGCGCTGAAGCAGGCCGTTTCCGATGTCTGGTATTTCAAAGATCACGAAGTCAAGGTCGGCCAGTTCGAGCCGGGCGACCTCAAGGGCTACTTGGAGTCCGGTGCGTCGGCGAAACGCGATTTAGCGTCGTTGGGGCAGATTCCGGCGCAAAACCTTGGCATCGATGGGATTTCGAACATCTCCGAGGCCACCCTCGCTGGCCTGGAGGCGTCGAAGGACCGCAAAGAGTCTGAGATCAAAACGTCGCTGGGCGAATCGTATGAGCAGATGTTGCGGACGTGCGCGTTCATCACTGGAAACACCGATGAGGCAAGGGATTTCGCTTCCGAGGTGAAATGGCAGGATATGACGGCCCGCACCTTCGCGCAGGTGGTCGACGGGCTCGGGAAAATCGCCCAGATGCTGGGGGTTCCCTCAGAAGCCCTGTGGGAGGACATCCCCGGCTGGACACGATCGAAGGTGGACCGGGCGATGGAGTTGAGCGACAAGCAGCGCCGTCAGGCGACGGTCAACGCGGCGCTTCAGGGGGTGCGCGGCGCAGCGAACCAGGCCCGCACCAATCCACAGGTAGACGCGTTGGCGGCACAGCGTGGCGACGTCACCCGCTGAGCGCCAGCAGATACTGACCGATCTAGCCACTCTGGGGATTCGCGACCTCGTCGAGGTGTGGCACCGGGCATCATTAACCGACACTGATTTCGCAGCCCTGATCGCCGCGGCGTTCCCCGAGATCGTCACCGGATACGCAGGTGTGGCCGGCGATCTTGCAGCGGACTGGTACGTCGAGTCTGCGCCTGACCTGCCTTACGTTCCGATCACCTCTGCCGCGCCGAACGTCACGTCGCTGGCGAAGTCGACACAATGGGCGCTCGGCGCAGATGGTGACATAGCGCTGAACCGGATGTCGGGAACCTTGCAGCGCGCCGTATTCAACGGAGCCCGAGACACCACCCTGACCAATGTTGAGCGTGAACCCGGATCGACGTGGGCACGGCATGCATCAGCCAACGCGTGCGAGTTCTGCAAAATGCTGGCCACCCGCGGCGCGGTATACAGCTCGAAGGAAGCCGCATCGACCGTCGGTGGCCGCGGTAAGGCAATCTCAACGAACTTCGTCAACGGGAAACGCCGCAGGGGTGGCCAAGCCAAAGGCGTTCGGGCCCGCGGCAATCAGGCGATCGGCGGCAAGTACCACGACCACTGCCACTGTGTGGCGATCGAGGTCCGCCCCGGCCGCAGCTACCAACCACCTGCCTATACGCAGGACTGGGAAAACCAGTACCTGCAAGCCCGAAAGAACGCCGCTAAAGGTGAATTCGGCGCGGTGGGCACAAAGAGCCTGCTCGCCGCGTGGCGACAGCTCGACAAGTAGAGACTTCCCTGCCCTGGAGGCAGGGGGATAAAGAAGCACCAATTTTAAGCCCAGGAGGCTGAACCGACCATGTCCGACACCGAAAACGAGCAGATCGAACCCGAGCAGGAAGCCCCGGAGGCTCCCGAAGAAGCCCAGCCGGAAACGGATGAGCCCAAAGATGATGATCTGCCCGACTGGGTGAAAGAGAAGATTCGCAAAGCCAACAACGAAGCCAAGAACCTTCGTCAGCGGCTCAAGGATCAGGAGCCACTCGTCACGGCCGCCCAGGAGGCGGAACGCGCCAAGATGAGCGAACTGGACCGCGCCACCGCCGATCTCAATGCACTAAAAGCCGAGTTGGCGCAACGCGACACCCAGCTGCTTCAAGCCCGCTACCAGATCCCTGACGACTACATCGAGTTCATCGGTGACGGCTCGTTCGAGGAAAAGGAAGCGCGCGCTATCAAGGTCGGCCAAATGGTGCAGAAAGACACACAGGAACGGCCCCCGTCGGACCGTCCTGTTGAGTCTTTGAAGCCTGGTGCTTCGCCCTCAACCCCTCCAGTGGAGGACCACTCATACCCAGCCAACTGGGGCTTCCAGCCTCAAAGGCAATCGTAGAAAGGAACATTCATGGCTAATGATTGCAAGCCGTTGTTCCGCCCTGGCCAGGAAGTCACAGCACTTACCACCGGCGCGGTCACCGGCAAGACATTCGTTGGTGTCTCGGCCACCCGAGATGCGACCACCGGCCTGGTGAAGGTTGCCACTGCCACTGCGGCGGCGAAGCCGTTCGGCGTCGCCACCTTCGACGCCGCTTCCGGCGCGACGATGCCTGTGCAGCGCGGCGGCATCCTGTTCGTCACAGCAGGCGGTGCGATCACAGCAGGCGCGCAGGTTGAGGTCGGCTCCGGCGGCAAAGCCGTCGCGCTGGCATCCGGTGTCCCCGTCGGCACCGCGCTCGAGACCGGCTCCAACAACAACGACGTGCTCATAGCACTGGACATCTGAAAGGGGGATGACTGATGGCTAACACCTATTACGACCAGGAATACCCACTCGGGACCCCGTCGGTGTCGGGCAACAGTTTCACTGTTGACCTGATGCTGAAGCAGCCGACCCGCATCAACGCATACGTGTCGAACGTGGCGCTGTACGGCTACTTCGCGGAGCGGATCTTCAACAACGCTGGCGGTGTGTCCGGCGGCGCGCTGCTCTACACCCAGTTGACCGCCAATGACCTGTTCCCGACTCGTCGGGCGCAGAAGGTCGCACCCGGTGCGGAGTTCCCCGAAGTGACGTTTGATCGGCCCGAGCCAAAGACAGCTCAGGTTGAGAAGATCGGCGGCAAGTTCCGCGTCACTGACGAGGCACGGGACCGCAACGACCTGTCGGCGATCCAAAGTGAAGCGACGAAGCTGGGCAACGACATCCGCGACCAGCTGCACACTCGGGCGCTGGCCGAACTCGACGCAAGTATCGCGGCGGTCGGGTCGGATGTGCAGATCACCGGCACATCGTGGGCTGACGCGGCGGCGTTGACGTTGACGACGACGGCGAACAACCTGCTGCCGGCGACGGATTTCGCGGAACTGCGGAAGAGGGCAACGAATCAACGGTTGGGCACCATGTACAACCTGCTGATCGTCAACCCGCAGGAAGCCGCGAACTTCGACATCATCTACGGCGGCCAAGCCTCCGCTGTCCTCGCCCGCTACGGGCTGGACATGGTGGCGACGCCACTTGTCGCCGCTGGCACCGCCTATGCGGTGCAGGAAGGGATGGTCGGGCAGGTGCGCTACGAGCAGCCGCTGCAAACCACCACGACCCGCGAGGAACTCAAGGAATCCACTTGGGTGAAGTCGTCGGTGCGGTCGGTGTACGCAGTGACTAACCCGTACAACGCGGTCAAGATCACCGGTCTCGCCGCCTAATCCTGAAGGGAAGACAGTAAATGCCCGAAAGGACAGTGCAACTCGGTTCGATGTTCTACATCGACGAGGACGGAAAAGGGCGGCGCGGCGAAAACGGCGAGAAGATCAAGGTGCATTCGGATTTCGTGAAGAAGTTCGACGACCTCAACAAGCTCGCCGAGGAACAGGACATCGAGTTTGTTCCGCCGATCGCCCCGGAGGCGGTTGAAGCGGAACAGCGCGACGTCCCCAAGCCGGGCCCACGTAGTAAGGCCAACTAGTGGCTGACCCATACGCCGAACTTGTTGATTTAGCGGCCAGATTCCCGCGGGAACTGACCGCTGATGAACAAACACGCGCGGTAACCCTTCTGGGAGATGCGTCGTTACGGCTCGGCGTATGGGTGCCCGGTCTACAGGAAGCTGTACTGGTTGA